CTGGTAAAGCGGATGAAATTGAAATTGAAAAAATGCGTATTGCAGCGCAAAAAGAAATTGCTGGTATGCAAGTTGGAGCTAAGACTGCTTCTGATAAAGCCAACCTTGCTGCTAAACAAGAATTAGAAGGAATGAAATTAGGTCATCAAATAGGAAGTAATAAAGCCCAGATGAATCAACAACGCCAGTCAGAGAAGCTTAAAATCTTAGCTGAAATGGCAAAAACCCAGGCTCAAAAAGCCAAAAAGGAAATTGAATGAAGGAAAAAATACTAGATCATCTCCTCAAACAGGTAGATGTGAGAGTAAGGGACTTGGAAGAGTCCCTTGGTACTGGTGTAGCCAAAGACTACGCTGACTACCAAAAGACTTGCGGACAGATAACGGGTCTTCTGTCTGTAAGGATGTACATTTCAGACCTTAAAAAGAACTTGGAGAATTTTGATGAGTGAAATACTAATCGGCTCAAACCCCGATGATGTGAGTAACGTAACGACTTTGCCTCAAACAGGTGAAGAAAAAGCAAGACAATTACCCATGCCACAAGGCTATCGTATGCTTGTTGGTATTCCTGATGCTGAAAAAGAACACGCTGGTGGAATCCTCAAAGCGGATGCCACACTGCAAATGGAAGAAGTGCTTTCCACCGTCTTTTTTGTTATCAAAATGGGACCTGATTGCTACAAAGATGAAAAAAGGTTTCCTACTGGTCCTTGGTGCCAAGAAGGTGACTTTATTCTTGCCAGACCAAACACTGGCACACGCCTAAAGATTCATGGTCGTGAGTTCCGATTAATTAATGACGATTCTGTCGAGGCTGTAGTTGAAGATCCTCGTGGAATTACTCGTGTTTAAGGAGAAAAAACATGGCTGAATTTGAAAAACAAGACTTTTCTTTTTTGGAAAGTGATGATGCAACCCCACCAGAGGTTGAATTAGAGATTGTTGACGATACCCCAGAAGAAGATCGTATTAATGCAGCACCACTTCCTAAAGAAATCGTTGAAGAAATCGACAATGATGACTTAGAAGCCTATTCTAAAGAGGCAAAACAACGCCTTTTGCAGATGAAAAAGCTGATTAACGATGAACGCAGGGCTAAAGAAGCTATCCAGCGTGAAAACGAAGAAGCTATTCGGGTTGCTAACACCATTATTGAAGAAAACAAACGCCTTAAAGGTCGACTTTCTGATGGCGAAAAGGTGTATGTATCAACAGCTAAAGAAAAAATTGCCTCTGATCTTGATCAAGCAAGACGTGCATACAAAGAGGCTTATGACTCTGGCGATGCAGAGCGTTTAGTAGAAGCTCAAGAGCGTTTAACTGAAATTAAATTTAAAGCTCAAGAGATGGATCGTTATATTCCACAATATGACGAAAATACTTTACAATCTTCTGAAGTTGATGTACAAATACCTCAACAGCAGAGCCAACCAACACGACTGGACTCAAAAACCCAATCGTGGCTTGACAAAAACAAATGGTACGGCACTGACGATGACATGAGTTTTCTCGCTATGGGAATCCATAAGCGGCTGGAACGTGAGGGAGTCCCGACAGGCTCCGATCATTACTGGAACGCTATAGATACCGAAATGAGAAGACGTTTCCCAGAGAAATTTGGGGAAGAAGCAGGAACCAAATCTCCTGCTACAACTCGTAAAAGCACGGTGGTTGCTCCAGCAACGAGGTCAACGTCTTCAAAAAAGATCACATTAAACACCCGTCAAATGGAACTGGCTAAGAAATTCAAAATTACGCCAGAGCAATATTACAACGAACTAGTTAAAACGGAGTCCCAAAATGGCTAATAACAATCGTACCCCCCGTGAAATTGAAACAAGACAACAAGAGGCTCGCCCTATGGCGTGGAAACCCCCTGAGTTGTTACCTGAACCAGACAAGCAAGCAGGTTATGCTTATCGCTGGGTTAGGGTTTCGATGCTTAACAACGCTGACCCTCGCAACTTATCTTCCAAACTAAGAGAAGGCTGGGAAGCAGTCAGAGCTGAAGAGCAACCGAAATATGGAATGTTGACCGATCCAGATAGTCGATACAAAGACAATATCGAAATCGGTGGTTTACTGTTATGCAAAATTCCTGAGGAATTTGTGAAGGCAAGGATGGATTATGAGAACAACCAAACCCAAGCAAATGCAGAAGCAGTAGACAATAGTTTTTTACGGCAAAGCGATTCTCGTATGCCTCTGTTCCAAGAACGGAAGTCTACAGTGTCCTTTGGTAAAGGTTCTTAACTTATTAGGAGATTTATATGGCTTATCCTACAGTAGCAGCCCCTTACGGGCTAAAGCCAGTTAACCTTATTGGTGGTCGTGTATTTGCGGGTTCTACCCGTATGTTCCCTATCACCAACGGTTACAGTACTAGCTTGTTCAACGGTGACGTTGTAGCAATTGGTACTGGTGCAAACATTGGTAACTTAGTATCTTCAACATTGGCATACAATGCTTCTTCTGCTGTTAACGGCACAATTGGCGTGTTTGTTGGTTGCGAGTATTCAACAACTGGTGGTCCAATCTACGGTAAAAATCGTTATCAGTTCTGGCAAGCTTCTACAACAGCTCCAGATGCTATTGGTTATGTTGTTGATGATCCTCAAGCTGTTTTCCAAGCAGTTTGTTTGTCTAACCCAGCTGGTACTGGTGGTTCTACAACCATTCAATACCTAAACCCAGCTTTCGTTGGTTCTAATGCTTATTACATTGGTGCTGCTGCTGGTAACACTGGTTCGACAACTACTGGCGATTCATCTGCTGGTATTGCAATCTCTGCTGCTGCCACAAGCACATCAGCGATTACACCTTTGACTACATCGGCTCCATTCCGTATCGTAGGCGTTGTACCTGCTTCAGCTGTTACAGTGACCCAAAATGCTACATCTTCTAGCACAACGATCACTTTATCTGCTGCTAACACTGCAATCCTCCCAGGTATGGTTATTTCTGGTCCTGGCATCACTGCTGGCTCCAATACCTATGTAACAACTGTAAACGGCACAACTGTAACTATCAACACAGCTGTAACAACAGCTCAGTCGACAAATGCACAGTTTTCTTTCACTGGCTACCCAGAAGCATTAGTAACTTGGAACTTCGGTTACCATAGCTACTTTAATGCCACTGGCGTTTAATTAAGGAGCTTTTAAATGGCTATTTCTCGTGCACAACTACTGAAAGAGTTGCTCCCCGGATTGAATGCATTGTTCGGATTAGAGTATGCTCGCTACGGCGAAGAACATAAAGAGATCTACGAAACTGAGACCTCTGAGCGTTCTTTTGAAGAAGAAACAAAACTGTCAGGCTTTTCTGCTGCACCAGTCAAAAACGAAGGCCAAGCCATCGCTTATGACAATGCTCAAGAAGCATGGACAGCTCGCTACAACCACGAAACTATCGCCCTTGGCTTTAGCTTGACTGAAGAAGCAATCGAAGATAACCTCTACGATTCTCTCTCAGCTCGCTATACCAAAGGTCTAGCTCGTGCTATGGCTTATACCAAGCAAGTTAAAGCTGCTGCGGTATTGAATAATGGCTTTAATACCCAAGTTACTTATGGTGACGGGCAAGCCTTGTTCTCTACAGCACATCCTTTAGTTTCTGGTGGTACCAATGCCAATACTCCATCAACCCCTGCTGATTTGAACGAAACTGCACTTGAAAACGCTGTTATTCAGATTGCTGCGTGGACAGATGAACGTGGTTTGTTGATTGCTGCTCGTCCTAAAAAGCTTGTTGTTCCACCAGCATTGCAGTTCGTTGCAACTCGTTTGTTAGACACAGAACTCCGTGTTGGTACAAACAATAACGATATCAATGCTATTAAGAACAATGGTTCCGTTCCAGAAGGTTACGCAATTAACCACTTCTTGACCGCAACTAACGCATGGTTCTTGACCACTGATGTACCAAATGGTTTGAAACATTTTGTTCGTATTCCATTGCAAAACAGCATGGACGGTGACTTTGATACCGGTAACGTACGTTACAAATCCCGTGAGCGTTACAGCTTCGGCGTTTCTGATCCATTAGGTGTTTATGGTTCATACTAAGTAGTACTAAGAGGGGGCCTAAAAAGCCCCCTTTTTATTGCATTAATTTTTATTTGTTGTATTATTAATATATCTGGGTGATTACCTATATCAGACTGCCCCAGCAGACAATGCAATGATGGATATAGGGACTTTTGCATAAGGAAATTATCATGGCACGTTCTACTTTTTCAGGCCCAATTCTGTCTGGTACTCAGCGTTTTGGCGCACAACGTAACGTAGGTTACACACTTTTATCACAACAAGTAGTATTAGATTTTTCTGTTACTACCCCACAAACAGCTAACTTTGGTGGTGCTTCAGGCACATTTGCTGATGCTAATGGTATCCCCAACGACGTAGCAACAATTTGGACTCCACAAGCTGGTGTTTATAGTAATACTGGCCCAACTTTGGCTACAGCTCCTACAGCGGATGCAACTGGTACTAACTACCGTGGCGCAGTGTTTCTTCTTCCAGAAAAGTGCACAATTCAGAATATTTTGATTGATAACATCATTCAACCTACTGATGGCACAAACGCTGTAACTGCAATCCAACCGTACATCTCAAATGCTTTTGCAACTTCTGCTGGCGTTTATGCAACATCTGCTCAGATTACTGGTTCAAGCATTGGTCGTACAACTTGCTCATTTACTGCAGCTCAGTATGCAAATGCTTTGTCTACATTGCAAGACGTACAAAATATCCAGCCTGGACAAGAGCCAGCTTGGATTACTCAAGTTGTTGTTACATTGAAATTAACTGTTGCTTCTTTAACTTCTGTTAACGCAGGTAAATTAGCGGTTACAGTTCAATATACACAACCTGATTTGAATATTGGTAACGGTACAACTTACCCATACGGTAACTTTGACTAATTAATCCTCTTGGGGGGTATAAAATCCCCCCTCTTTTAAAACTTAGGAGATTAATATGGCACAAAGCCCAAATGGAATACCAAGTACCAATAATTCGGTGCAGTCTATAACTCGTCAAGCAAAATACGAGCCATTTGATTTGCAGGTTTCTCGTGGCCAAATTACTGGACATCAGGCTGTAAGCATTTTTGGATATCAATCTGCAGTTGGAAATACTGCAATCCCTGTTTGGGAAAATGCAAGTACTTATACTTATCCAACATCAGCTAGCACATTAACTGTTGTAAGTGGTTCTACGTCAGATGTAGCCCCTGCAGCCGTTTTAGTTAGTGGTTTAGACTCAAACTTTAATCAAATTTCTGAAATTGTTGTTTTAAACGGAACTACTGGTGTTACGACAAATAACAGTTATTTCCGTGTTAATAGTTTACTAATGGTTGGTGTTGCATCAGGTCAAACGTCTAATGCTGGAGCTATTACAGCTAAACAGTCTAGCAACACACTTGCACAAATTAATACAGGAATTGGTAAATCACAAAGTACTATTTACACTGTTCCAGCAGGATATACATTTTATTTAGATTTGGCTGAAGTTAATACATCAAATAGTTATACATCTTCAAACATTGTTACTTACAAAATCCAAGCAAAAAACAATAACACTGGAGTAACTTTAACAGTTCTCCAACAACCATTTGTTTCTATTTACACAGTCAACAGAGCATTTGATCCATTTATTTACACAGAAAAAACAGATATTCAATGGCAATTGGTTACTAGCACAGCAACAACCATTGCAGCTGGAGTGATTATTGCTGGTAAGTTAATTTCTAACGGTAGCTAAAATGGCAACTAAGAAAAAAGGCCCCTCTCTTGCAGTTGGAAGAGGCGAGAAACTCCCAGTTTCTAAAGGGGCTGGGCTTACTGCCAAAGGTCGTGCTAAATATAATGCAGCTACTGGCAGCAATTTAAAAGCTCCACAACCTGAAGGTGGTGCCCGTAAGCGTTCTTCTTGTGCTCGT